CACCGCCAAATTACTCGGTTTGTGGAAACAACATTCTGGCCAACCTTTCACGCTTTGTGGTAATACAACATACAACATGGCTGTGATAGGTGCTGCTTATATCTTCAAGAAAGTATATTTCGCGTCCTTTAAAGGTGATGATGCTATAATAGTATGTGACAGGGTTGAAGAAAGGATGCTTGATACAACCAGTCTCCTGCTAGATGCAAAATTGAAGATTAAAATTTGCAAAGACCCAATCGCAGAATATATTGCCAATATTATTACACCAATGGGCTTTTACCCAGATGTGCTCAGACGTATTAGTCGGGTCGTCTCTCGTGTTTACACAAATTCCGAAGATTGGGAGGAGATGATGAAGTCTATGGCCGACTGTTTGCAAGTTATTAAATCACCAGAATATGCATACACCGGCGCCCAAGTAGCTTCTTTATTTTACAGACAGCATGGCATCCACCTGACCACTGATAATGTCTTGCAGATGCTTACTTTTCTGCACGAGTTGACATACGACCGCAAATATCAACCAAAAGACATCAAGCAGTATCTTTTCCGCACGGTTGATGCAACGAGTTTATTGCGGAGACCGTAATTAATTATTAGATTTTTGTAGTTAGTAACCCATTAATTGTAATTGTATTTCTTCCATATGTTCACCTTAAAATTTTCTTCATCTTCAATAAAATAATTAAACTCTCCAATCATCACAGCTATTCATATACCGAAAATTAAGTTAAACACATGGCGGAACTCGAAGATAAGCTACTCGCAGCAAACACTGAGAATGGCAAAGACTGGCTCAAGAAGTACAACCACCCACCCGGCACCAAGGGCGCATCGTACAACGGATATCCCGACAGATCTACAGTCAGTTGCATCCACTCAGAGTTCCGACTCAACGGCCACGTTAACCTTTTTACAAGCGATGCAGGGGCAGGTGGAACGGGCACGCGGCTTTACCTCAACGGCCCTGGCGTCTTCAACCCGCATTACCTTGCGGGCACCGTCATCAGTCCGAATACGGACAACCGTTGGTCGGTTGTGATTCCGAACACCACCATCACCAGACACGACGTGCTCGTCAACTACTCCCGCTACCGATCCGCCTACAACTCGTCCACCTTTCAACATGATGCAACCGCCTTCACCAACGAAGGCATGGTCTACGTCGCACAATTTAATCCAGGTGTGACCGTTTACACCGCCGCCACTTTCATCCTACGCATGCTCGACTTCAAACAGTACGCAGCGACCCGCAAGTATCTTGTGATGCTTTGTGAATCAACCACGAAAGATGATTTTGCGGCTTTTATGAGCACCATCGCACTTCATCAGAATTGGAACGCCTATCTTTTGGCCATTAAATCCATGCCCGTGGACTCTGACGAATCCAGGATGAAACTCCTACCTGACGACGCACCCAGAGCCACACTGTCCGCCACTCAGTTCCAAATTGTTGAACTTGGTCGCGGTATTCGTTCACCGTCAGACATCACTATGATGTCACCAAAATCTTATGTCGAGAAGTCGATTGAGGGGTGTTTCATCGTCCACGCCGTAAACGAGGATATCAATGCATGGAAACCTGTTTCAACAGGTAGTTTTACAAGTAGCGCTGGCGATCCGAACGTGCTCATGTATTGCGGCTACGAGTACCAAGACGAGACCATCAACCAACCCTATATTCTTCTCTTCGGTGATTCGTTTGCCGCAAACGATCTACCTTGGGGCACATGGTCATGGTCATACACCTATTTTGACGGCATTGATAATACCGCGACCCCGGTACCACCTACCCAGATTAAAACCATTCAGGGAATCGAATGGTCACCCATGCCAAGAACCATCGTTAATTCGATGACTCTACCACCAGCATATTTCGATCCCACCGCGCTCACCACTGCTGCAGTTTTGACCCAAGCAAGACAAGATGCAGTTGCCGCCAAGTTCAATGCCGGCCCCGG